TTAAACTTCTAATTTATCAATCAGCATTGCATCGCCATAACTAAAGAAGCGATAGCGATCTTTAACGGCATGTTCATAAGCAGCCAAAATATTTTCTCTATTTGACAATGCTGAAACTAACATGAGCAGGGTAGACTCAGGTAAATGGAAGTTAGTAATTAAACGGTCTACGATGCAGAACTCATAACCCGGATAAATAAAGATTTGTGTATCACCAGTCCATGCTGCGATTTTTCCGCCATGCGCTTGAGCTGCACTTTCTAAAGCACGTGTTGCAGTTGTACCCACAGCAATCACTTTATTACCGCGTGCTTTAGTTGCCAAAATTAAATCAATAGTTTCTTGAGGAACATCACACCATTCACTGTGCATAACATGATTTGTAATGTCATCAGTGCGTACAGGCATAAAAGTACCTGCTCCGACGTGAAGAGTCACAAAGGTTTTCTTAACGCCTTTTTGGTCTAACTTTGCTAACAACTCTTCGTCAAAATGCAAGCTTGCTGTTGGGGCAGCCACACTGGCAATTTTTTCTGGATTATGGAAAACCGTTTGATAGCGTTCAGTGTCAATTGCTTCTGCTTCACGATTGAAGTAAGGCGGGATAGGTAACTGACCATATTGCTCAAGTACTGGCAAAATTGGTTGTGAAAACTCAACAACAAATAAGTTTTCGTGACGGCCACGCACAATCACGGGAATATTGTCCGCACCAACAAAAAGCTCAGCCCCTGCTTTAGGTGAATTGCTCGCTTTAATATGGCAATACGCTGTGGTGTGGTTCAGCATACGCTCAACCAAAATTTCAATAGCACCACCTGTAGCACGTTTCCCTTTAAGTCGAGCTTTCATGACTTTGGTATCGTTGAGTACCAATAAATCACCTTCTTCGAACAGATCAATAATATCTGTGAACATATGATCGTGATATTGGCCCTTAGCATCTAAATGCAATAAACGCGAAGCACTACGTGTTTCGAGTGGGTAACGGGCAATAAGTTCATCGGGTAGTTCAAAGGAAAAGTCAGACAGTTGCATATTCAGGAAAAACACCGCAAAAATTGCGCCTAGTATAAACTTTTTCGCTTTTTTATGGCTGTGCTTCTGGCCTAAATCATGAAAAATGTTTAAATGATCTAAAAGTGAACGATAATATTCACTTAGGGTTTGACAAGTTTTGCAAACGCGCTAATATACGCAACACAAACATACTTCCTCTCCCGAGGTGGTGAAATTGGTAGACGCGGCGGACTCAAAATCCGCTGTCAGAGATGACGTGTCGGTTCGAGTCCGACCCTCGGGACCAAGATTCAGAATCTTATGATTCTCCAAAGCCCCAAGCCTTATATATCAAAGGCTTGGGGCTTTGTCGTTTCTGGCGTTTATGTTTTTTAACGGTATTTTTCGGGATAATTCGGTATAAGTCCCCACACGTTACCCACACAAGTTCAGGAGTAAAATGTACAGATCTATTTATCAGACCAAGAACGGTAAATGGCGTGTAGAGATTGGCTTTGATAAGAATACAAGGCCTACAAAAATTTGTGAGACTGAAGCTGCAGCTAAACGCTGGGCGAAAGAAAAAGAAAGAGATCTAATTTTAAATGATGCTACACAAAAGGCTATTAAAAACAAAATAGTTATTACGATGCGTGAAGCTCTGGGGCGTTACTCGGAAGAAGTGTCCAAGTTTAAAACTACTGGAAAAAAAGAAATGCAAAGGATCCGTTATTACCAGGATAATTTGCCCAATACAGATTGGCCATTAAGTGCTTACAAAGGTGAGTTTTTAAAGCAGTGGGAGAGTGCTGTCACTCAACGCACGTTTAAACCTTTGAAGGCATCTACCATATTGCGAGATTATTCGACGCTGTCTGCTTTCTTTAACTGGTGCAGGAAAGATAAAGGCTGGATAGAAATAAACCCAGTTGAGAACATCCGAAAGCCCAAAAAGCCCGCTCACCGTGAACGTCGGACAGAAGTAGAAGAGCTACAAGCTATATTAACTGCTTTAAAATACAAGCCTGGAACTGTGCCAGTAACAAAAATGCAGGAAGTTGGACTGATTTGGCTTATTGCTATGGCCACAGGTATGAGATCCGGGGAGATTGTAAACCGTTTACCTGAGCATGTTTTTTTGTCTAAACGTTATATCCAGCTAGATAAAACGAAAAATGGAATGGCTAGAAAGGTGCCGTTAGATGATTTTGCTCTGCAGCTTTGGTCTTTAGCTTTGAAAATTAATCGGAAGGGAAGCCCAAAGGTATTTACTGTGTCAGATTCATCACGTGATGCATTGTTTAGAAAAGCACGAAAAAAAGCTGGATTAGAACATGCAGATTTAACATTTCATGATTCACGACATGAAGCTGCTTCACTTATGGCCAAACGCATTAAAAATGCGCTGACCTTATGTAAGATATTTGGATGGAAAGATCCAAAGCAGGCTTTGACTTATTACAACCCAACGAATGAAGAAATATTAGAAGAACTAAATTTGTCGAAAGGCTTATCAAAACTAATTATTTGATTTCTTATTTGTTTGAATAAAATCAAGTTCTTTGTACTCGACAATTTTAATATTATTTTTTTTGTCAATTAACAAAACTTTATCCCCCATAGATTCAATGAGGTACCAATCTTTAATTGAATCTTTGAGTAATGCTTTACTTAAGTATATTTCCTTATGGCTAATAATTTTTAATGCTTCAGACTTACCGAAATACATGGGTTGCATTATAAATAAAATTAATAAAAATAATGAAGAAATATAAATAGTTTCTTTTTTATACTTTATAAATATTCCTTGTATAGTTCTTTTATATATCAAAATATCATCATTTATTACATCATTTATTACATCATTTATTACATCATTTATTACATCATTTTTTAATGTCAGTTGGTGATAGAAAGCACCCAGATAAACTCCGAAATTTACACATAAGTAGGAAAATAAAAAATCTGATATTTTAAGATATAAGACATATTCAGGCAGTCTATGTTGAAAAAATAAAAATATGATGAAATAAGCAAATACGCTTACTAAAATTAGTGGTGAAGATCCAGCTCTAATCCTTTTGTGAGCAAAAATGCTAAACCAATAACCTACTAAAGATCCTAAAATTAAGTATATAGAAGCAAAAATTATAAGTTTTAATGATGCAAAGAAAATAAATTGGGGGCTTAAGTTAGTAATGAACCAGGGAATACCAAGGGTATTATAGAAATGATATTTATAAAATAAACAATAACAAAGGCCAATAAAAGAAAATAATGAAAATAATTCTAATAGGCTGAACTGAACAGATTTGAATTTTTCTATGATCATACTTTTAACATTTTCAAATTGAAGAGATCTGCATTCCTTTAAAATTTATGGAGTTGCAGATCCCATTGTATATTCATATTAATATTGATCAATATTTTATGTAATTTTTATCAAACGCCATTCCAAAGCTAATCACATCCGTGGCTTTCCACCGTGGTACTGTGCGATCGCCTTTAGCTGAGGTAGGTAATTCACGACTTGGTGGAAAGTTTTCATTACTAATAATGTGGCGCTTTGTATAGTCCAACGAATATTTAAAATAACTAGCGATGTCTTGTTCATCCCACAATTGGCAATCAATTGGGATGATTGGTTTAGCATCGATCTGCTTTAAAATTTTACGGAGCACTTTATCTAATAAGAGTTCTACATCCATATACTTACCCCTTTAAACTCTCAAAAGTTGAAATCCATTCTTCACGGTTTAAGCCTCTGTCAGCATCGCTTGGGAAAATGCCAGAAATGAAGTAACCCACTTCTGAAGGTGTCTTCTGATAGCTTGAAGCAATGATTCTGACGAACTCACATCGCATGGCTTTAACTGCTGCATAGGCTTCATGTGCGATCGGATGTGTTGGTGCTACAACACGTAGGTCGTTTTCTTCTTCATCTACAAACGGTAAAGCATTTGGGCTTAGTTCTTCTGTATTCATGCTTGAGGTGCTCCATAGCTAGGGTTAGTAAAGATCCAGCATTTCACTGTGTGAGAACGATCTAAGGTGCTTGAGTCTTCGCCAGTAACGTTCTTTACTTCATCGGCTGGGTATTTGTTTGACCGTACTGTTTTGTTCATTTCAATGAACTTGTAGCGACGGCTATTACGTAATAGATTCTTCATTTCTTTGATGTCAGGAAGTACCTGGTAATTTCGAGCTGCGACTTTGTAAACCTCGTTTAGATTGATAGCGACTTGCTGAGCATCAGCCTCGTAATGGTTTAGGCTGAAAGCAGGGCTACGACTACTGTTGAGGTATTCGTATGCATCCCAAAATTGCTCAACAAGAGGGTGGTCGCCATTGAGTTGATTAACTCGTTCTTCAGCCATTGCTAACAGCATTTCTTTTGCCGCTATGACTTCATCAATATCGATAACGTCTTGTAGAACATGTTTGGCCAAAGCATCGACTAGAGCCGAAACTTGTGCATGACAAAGCGCGATACGGGTATGTGTAATGCCATTGTTATGGAACTCTGTTTCTAGCTCCTCGAGCTTCCGTGTGTATGTTTCTAAAATCTCTTTTTCATTGACTAGGCAATGTGTCATGTACGTGCACGTGTCTTCGATATCTAAACGGTCGAGTTCATCGACAATCCGTTTTGTTTCTAAAGACTGGCCTTTACGGTCAAAGTAGATATGTAAAGTACGTGTCAGAATTGCTTCAGATGCCTGAATTTGCGTGTTTTGAGAAATCATGATGGCACCACGGAAAGGTGGCTCATATGTTTCATTACCTGCTGTTTTTAAGCCTTTAGAGCGAATTGCACGGCCGTTATAGGCATCTTTTAATTCATCCCAACTAAACTTTGCTTTAGCGACTGCATTACCGTTTTGGTCGTTACGGTCACCCTCAATGAGAACAACAGGCAAATTAGAGATTTGGGCGAAGTTACGGTAAATCGCTACATTAGTAGATTTGTTTGCATCAAAGCCTTCATAGTCAGCACGGCCCGATAGCTTCCACATAAACTCGATTAGGCGTGATTTACCTGCACCAGCTTCACCAACGATTTCAATAAAAGGAAATGAGCTATGCATTGCACGGATTTGCTCTGCAAAGTAGGAGCCTGTCCACCACGCTAGGGCGATTAAACCTTTTGCACCACGTACACGGTAAAAGTCTTTCCACCAAGTCGGCTTGAACTCTTGTTTCGGGTTAAGTTTAATGGATGGGCTACCAGCTAAAGTTTTTAGCTCTAGGCGACCAAGTTTGTAGAAATCATGATCATTTATGTGGATAACGTTTCCTTTATACACAGCATGTTTTTCAAATATGTAGGCCCCGTATTCTTTGGTGTACCCCATAAAATCTATTGTTTTCACTTCTCTGAGCCTTTCGGTGTTTTGCTTCATAAACGTTAAAAGTTGATGGTTATTGCCCGTCCACCAAGCCCCTACGTGCACCGACAGTAAACGTGGGCCAAATTTACCCGGTGCAGAGATGTGGTCTGCGGTAAAAGTAGCTTTCATTTCGTCGTCTGGAGTAGAGATCTGGAAGTAATACCAGGACTCGTCTGTTATTTCGTTGCGTTGGAAATACAGCGGGGTGAGCTGGCGATTACATATTTCTGAAACAGCCGAACATTGCTGAAGGGCAAGTTCGCGTTTCTGGCTATCGAGCAGAAAGTCTCGGTCTGGATCTGCTTCAATGCGTTCGAGTTCTTTGCTGTATTTGTCCATGTCTAAATTGAACCAATACAACCGATAGTTATGGTTGAAATAAAAGGTTCTACGTCGACCATCGTTGAAGTTGTAGATGAGTAAGCCAGCTTGCTCTGGAGTTTCTGCAATGTGCAGCTCTCCGTAGTGTTTATAGGTCTTACGGTTTTCACTATGCAGCTGGTCACGCATGTAAAGATCGTTCCAGTCCAGACCACCTGAAGGTGGAAGAGCAGCGGTCGAGTCCCAATGGTTTTGAACAGCTCTTAAATGAAACTTACGGATAGACTTTTTGCCAGCTTTGTCATTATCAAATGCCCAGCGTATGCGTGGCTTTTGACGCCCTAACTCATGACAACGGTCGGCAATTTGCTTCAGCATTTTTTCCGGATAGTTTTCTGTAGACATGGTGGCTATAGAAGGTTGGCCAGAAAGAGATAGGGCAATCGCGTTAAAGATGCCTTCTGTGACCCAAATTGATTGGGCATTACAGAGTTTGTCTAAATCATCTAGTGACCAAGCTAGGCCTTTATAGTCCCCCATAAAGTTAGCTTTTTGGCGGCCAAAGCGTTCAGGGCGATCTATGAAGCGTTCCCAAAAAACACCTTCAGCAAGTTTGAAACGAACGGTCGCTGTAACTAGGTCGGGGTATTTACGATCGTTTCTGAAAAGCTCTTGTGTGTAGGTACCTTTTAGCTTTGAAACGTCAAAACCACGGGCATTAACTAAATAAGCATCTGCTGCTGCATGAAGGTTTTCAGGTGTGCGAGGAAAGTCTTTAGACCAGTCTTTAAAAAGGTCATCACAGATTTCCTTTACGTGTTCTTCATATCCACATTTGTTTAAACGACCACATTTCACTACGCGTGGTGTTTCAGCATGGGTAAAGAGTTCCTTTTTCCCACATTGAGGACATAGACCTTCACGGTACCAGTCGCCAACTTTTTTAAAGTTGAATAACTGGTTGAGTCTGTCATCAATGCGTCTTTGTAATACTGACATTTAAAACCACGCGTGATTATTGGTAACTGTTTGAGAATGTGAATATTTTGTTTGAGTTTGTAGCTTTGTAAGCATTGCGAATTGGCTTTGATTACAATTGCTCGTCTTTGCGCGGTTCTTGTAACTCGGGGTGATGTTTCACCATAAAATCACGGATGTAGATGGCAACTTTTGTGTCCTTTTCATACGCAATTTTCTTAAGGACTTTTAACTGCTTCTCGGTCCAACGGACTTGAGTAAGCTTAGTGTGTTTAGGTTTAGTTTGAACATTTGATGTAGTCATGCGAAAATCACCATAAATCGTACTTAGATACTTAGTGGTATTAAATTTAGTACTATTTATGGTGATTTACAAGTGCTTTTAAGGAAAAAGTATGAAAAATGGTGATTTTTCTAATCGTGGTGAACGTTTAAAAGAAGAACGTAAGCGCTTGGGTATTGTGACGCAAGATGAGTTGGCCGAGATCTTAAATGTTAAAAAGAACTCAGTTGTACGCTATGAAAAGCACAACGCGCCTTTAGACACTGACCAGTTAGATTTGCTTGAAGATCATGGGTTTAATATTGCTTATATTCTGTGGGGAGCTTCAGAACTTAAGAGCAGTGAACTAGCAGATGATGAAGCTAAGCTGATTCAACTGTACCGTCAGACACGTGAAGAAATGCGTTCTGGTTTAGTTTCTATTGCTGAGACTTATGCAAATCAATTTAAATAAATTATGATTTAAGAAGAATTTTATGCGTTATTTTTTTTTCCTAGTGGGGTTGTTAGTTGCATTTGGATTTTGGATATTTTTCCCAAAAATTTTTAAATGGTGGGTTTCGGATTATTTAATTGATCCTCCGATATCGTTTGATGCATATACTGCTTTGGGACCGATAGGCGATATTTTTGGGGGATTAACTGCTTTATTTACATCTCTTACATTAATTATTGTTATCTATTCTACTTACTTACAAAGAGAAGCAAATAAAGATGCTCGTAAATCTATGGCAAAACAGCTGAAGCAAGCCAAGAAAGCTAATGCCGAACAACTTGATCAAGCTAGAGAATCGACAATTCAACAATTAAAATTAGCTCAATCAACGCATGATGCACAAATGAAAGAATTAAGAAAATCAAATTTTGACAATAAATTTTATTCTCTTTTAAATTATAAAATGCAGCTATTTAATAGTATTAAGGCATTAAATCCTGAGGATGGTGAAATTAGTGGTGCTCAAGTATTTGATAGAATTAATTCTTTTTTTACTAGAAGAGTATTATCTGTTAGATATAAAACACAAGAGGATTTAACTCAACTAAGAAATGATTACTATCTTTTTTTAACGCAGTTAAATAATCAGACTCCATTAACAAGTATTTATTCATATGTACTTATTTATAACAGTCTTTTTATTTTAATTGATTCTGCTGACTATCTAGATGAAAATGAAAAAGAACTATATTTACAATTAATTAGAAATTCTTGCCTCAATTCTGAGCAAATTACAATCTTTTTTATTTCACCTTTGTATTGGGAGATTAAAGAGATTTTCCAAGGTAAAGAGTTATTCCATAGTTTTGATCCGCGAGGCTATCATATTTACGCTAGGGATCATTTTGATGAAACATACTTTTTTTGGGCAATGCATAAAGATTTATTTAATGATAAGTAGTAAAAACCCGGCCTAAGCCGGGTTTTTTAATCTTATTTGGCATGTACCGCGCGGTTAATGTTTACCACTTGGTGATGTAGCGTGTTGATGATGGCGCTAAATTCTTGTTCTTTTAAACCATCATCGACTTTCATTTTTGAAAAGGCAAAAAGTAAGTTTTGAAGATTCTCAAGTGGATATTCAATTTCTTCCAGTATTTCTTCGGCCGTCATTTTCTTATGGCTTTTAACGTCTAGTGTTGAGTGCATTTCTCCCCCTGTCTATTGATCATGGGTCTATTTTCTTAAAATCTGCTTTGAAAATATAGGTGGTGGCGACACGCTGTGTCGCTTATCTGCCTGATATTATGGAAAATGTTAAAACAACAATGATTGAGAAGACACCGCCTTCACAGGCGCGCTTAAGGAGCTTTAATTTATGCTGACGACGTTTTTGCTTTAAGTATGCATCTAGGTCGTGAATTGGAGTATGTTCCTGAACGGAATTTTGAGTAGGGGAGTTCTTTAAAGCGAATGTTTTCATTTGCTTGTCCTTAGTTCAAGTTAAGTTTTAACCTGACACCATTACTTCTCACGATAATGGTGACAGACTGAACAGGGGTGAGAATACCGCGAACTAAGAAGCGGCCAGCCAAAAGGCTGCCCTATCCAGCCTGCCATAGAACAGCAAAGCTGAATTTTACGCAAAAAAATAGCCCGTAGACGGACTTTTGTGCGTCTTAGTTCGTTTTTTCAGGTTCTCACGCCTGACTAAAAAGACTTATGTCTATCTAGCGTTTTTACAGTAGCTTAGATACTATTACGCGTCAAGACTTTATAATAATTTTTGGGGTGGGGTGTGGTTAAAGCTAACATAAAGGCTAAGATAGATAAGATTGTTTCTGAAAATAAAATCGATATCACTAGAAATAGAGATATTAGAGCATTACTAATAGAGAAAATACAAGAATCTCAAAATGAAATTAATGAATTCTATGATTTTTATTCTAAATTATTAGTTGAAGAGAGCAGTTTTATAGGCTCTGATGAACAAGCGAATATGGGCCGTTTTATAAGCTATAAAAATCATTCGGATAATATTTTTGAAGAAATAAATAAAAAAATTAATTCATTTTCTGAGGGGGAGTTAGATTTTAGGTTTTTAGGTTTATTAAACTCTGCTTTTAGTGGAATTATACTACCTTATAAAAATTCAGAGGATCACCTAAATTTAAACAGAAATTTAGAGAGAGTTCCAGTAAAACTAGAGGCTGCTAGAAGTTTTTTATTTGACTATCTCTATAACTATACAAATCTACATACTTTAATTTTTGATAATTTTAAAGATATGTTGAAAGATGCTGAAGAAGAGCTAATTAAATTTAAACAATTAAAAAATATTATAGAGAATCAAAAGGCTGAAGCATTTTATTCAACTGCAGAAAGTGAATATTATGAAAGATATAGAGACAATAGAACATATTTTTTTATCACATTAGGTGTGACAGCTTTGATATCTTTTTTATTAATGTTTTTCAAAAAAAATCTTAATTTGGAAGTGTCTGATTATTGGTTTATAAAAGCTTCTACACTTATTATTGGAATTACACTTATTTCATATTTTTTAAAACAATCATCACATTATCAAAAATTAGCAGATCAATGTAAAATCACTAGATTAGAGCTTGAGGCTTTTCCTTCATTTACTGCTAGTTTAAATGGAAGTGATATTTCAGATATTCGAAAAGAATTAGCGTTAAAATATTTTGGTCGCGAAGTGGATAGTTCTATTCAAAAAGACATAAGTAATTTAGTTTCTGACCAAATGAAAAGCACAACAGAAATGGTCAAAGCTGTAACAGAAGTAATTAAAAAATAGGGGAATTTAATGAAAAGTTGGGAACGTTGTTACGTAGAGTTTTTAGTTCGTATTGCTGAACCTTTGGGTGAACTTCCAGAGGGTTATTTTGTTCGAATTCCGTGAGTAGTGAAGTGATATGTTATTTTCAAGTAGTGAAAAAGATAATTTTGTTTTATTTAAGGATGTTATTGATAACTTGAATATAAGTTTCGATAAAATTGAAGCAAATTATTTAACTGCAGATAAACAAACTTTAGATTTCGGTACTGTTGCCGTCGTTTATAATGATTTTAAAAATAAATTAAATTATACTTTCAAATATTTAGAAAGAGTTTTTTCTGAAAGTATTGAAAATAAAAAATTAAAAATGGATCTAGTTTTAAATAAAATTAATGATTTGAACTATCAGTTAAATCTTAATTTAAATGAAGATCATGATATTGTTTTTGCTTTACACTCTTTTTCTTTACGTTTTTTTTCGATTATTCAATTATTTTTATATGATGTAAAAAATCAAAAGAATGGTTTTGAACGCATTTTTGATAATTATATGGAGGCTCAATTCTCAGAATTTTTTGATCTTTTTTATACGGTGTATATGGGTTTGAGTGAAAAAAACTCAACTGGTAAGTATAGGCTTAATAGTCTTTTTGACAATTTATCAAATTTAAAAAGTACAGTAGAAAAATTAGAAGATAAAACAATTCTTAATGAATCAGTTTTTCAACAAAAAGTTAATGATTTTTTTAAAAATAATGTTTCTGATTTTGAAAATAAAGCTAATCAAATTTTAATTTCATTTACTAATTATATTAATGAAATACAGAATCCCTATGAAAGTGAGCTCAAGCAGAGAATTGATTTACTTACAAAGAGTGTTGAATCTAGTCAAAGTGAAGTTGATAATTTGGATCAAGCAATAGAGTCATATAAAAGTTTAGTCTCTAAAAAAGTCCAGAATGAAATTTCTAAACATTATAAAAATAAAGCTGATATGGAAAAGAAAATTTATTGGCGAGCTACAAACTTAAGCATTTCATTAATTCTTTTTTCTCTAGGACTATTGGCTTGGGGATTAATTGATTATTATTATGACTATATAAGCACTAGTTCTTGTTTAAGTAATGAAGATTTTAAAAGCTGTGTAACTAGATTGGAGACAATAAGAGATATTACTAAAAACATCGGTATCTCTTTCTTTGTTATGAGGTTTGTATTTTCTTTATTACTATTTTTAACAGTAATCTATACAAGCAGAATTGCCAGTCGAGCCTACTCACATTGGCGTCACAGTGAAAATATGCACTTAAAGCTTTCATCATTGGAGCCTTTTATTACTGAGCTACCAAAAGAAGTACGCCATGAAATTCATAGAGATTTAATACCAGATTATTTTGGTAAAGATGCTGGCTTAGTTGATACGGCAAATGAAAAATTTAAAGATCTACCCGCAAATGTAAGTGCTGTTGCAATGAAAGCAATTGAACAAATTTCTAGTGGTGGAAGTAATTCTAGTACAGAAAGAAATGGAAAGAATCCTGACAGTGGAACACAATAAATTATAAAACGAATCAAGAGGTGAGCTATGTGTGCGAACTATGAACCCATTTCAAAAGACCGTGTTCACCTCTTAGATTTGTTTGAACCTACCTTTGAATATAGCAATGATATTTATCCAGGTGCAGATTGCCCACTCTTATTTTCAAATGAAGGTAATGTTGAGTGGCGACAAGTAAAGTTTGGTTTAGTCCCAACTTGGGCTAAAGACCTCAAAATTTGCCGCAAAACTTATAATGCTCGAACAGAAACCGTTCATGAAAAACCTAGCTTCCGTCATGCTTGGAAGAATAGTCAATTTGCATTAATCCCAGTCGACACCATTTACGAGCCAAAATACATCAATGGTAAAGCACATTGGTACGGCATCTACCGTAAAGATGGCATGCCATTTACCGTTGCAGCACTTTATGAAAATGCAAAAGTAGATGGGCACCAAGTGCGCTCAATGACCATGCTCACCATTAATGCCGATCACCATCCGTTTATGTCTCAATTCCACGCTCCAACTGACGAAAAACGCTCAATTATTGTAATTCCAGATAGCCTAAGAAACGACTGGCTCAACTGTAAAAATACTGAAGCGAGAGATTTTTTCTTAGACATGGAACCTGACGAATACCTAGCACAACCTAAGGAAGAGTTGAAGAAAATCCGATCAAATACATAGTTAAGTGCGTCAGGTTATGACTTGTTATTGATTCTGCATGATTTTTAAAATTTGTTAAAAAATCAGTTAATAAACTATCATCTTGATTATGTAACAAAATCAAGGTGATCTTATGAGCAATATCGAACCATCCATCATTAAAATTAGTCCTCATCTCAAGCAGTGCAATGCTTTGAAGGAGGTTGACTATATTGAAAAAGTAACGCCTTTTACTAAGTTTTCAGTTCCGCTAGCTATAGAAAAAGTTGCAGCTGGCTTTCCAAGCCCAGCACAAGATTATGTAGATAAAAATATAGATATGAATGAGCACTTAATTAAAAATGAGTGTGCAACATTCGTGGTCCGGGTAGCTTCACAATCAATGCTAAATGCAGGAATTGATATTGATGACGAACTGATTGTTGACCGTAGTCTTGAAGCAAAGCATAACGATATTGTGATTGCTTTAGTTGATAACGAATTTACCGTAAAACGTTTGATGATGGATGCTGACGAACGTTGGTTAAAAGCTGAAAATCCAGAGTTTTGTGATATTCATTTAAAGGATGGCCAAGAACTTTTTATCTGGGGTGTAGTGACCTTCATTTTAAAAAATACAAGAAAAAGTAAATGAAGCACGAAAACAAAGTGTTTGCTCTGGTTGACGTAAATAACTGCTACGTCAGTTGTGAGCGTGTGTTCAATCCAAGTTTGATTGATAAGCCGGTTATTGTCTTATCAAACAATGATGGCTGCGCTGTTGCCAGATCCAACGAAGCAAAAAAGCTTGGTATTAAAATGGGAGTGCCACTGTTTCAAATTAAAGATATTGTTCAGCAGAATAACGTGATTGTGCTTTCAAGTAATTACACGCTCTACGCTGAAATGTCTCGACGTTTCCATAAAGTTTTAGGTACTTATGTGACTGAATCAGAACAAGAAATTTACTCGATTGATGAATGCTTTTTAGACCTAACTGATTACTACGAAAACTTTAACCTATCCAGCTATGCACAAGACATGAGAATAACAATTTTAAAGTGGATAGGTTTACCTTGCTGTGTGGGGATTGGCAGCAGTAAGACTGAAGCAAAAATTGCAAATCACATTGCAAAGAAATATCCGGCATTTAATAGCGTGTGCAATTTGGTAGATATGGATCTCTGCAATAAAGAAGCCTTTTTATCTGAAATTGATGTTTCAGAAGTTTGGGGAGTCGGTCGTAAACATAGTAAGAAATTGCAGGGAATGGGAATAAACTCTGTATTTGATTTGGCTTGTACAGATCCACGAGAAATGAAAAAAAAATTCTCGATTGTCATGGCCAGAACTGTTGCAGAACTCCAAGGCATTTCATGTATTGAAATAGAACATACACCGCAAACCAAACAGCAGATTATTGCCAGCCGTTCTTTTGGCTCACGGGTAACTGAACTTGAGGATTTAAAAGAAGCTATAAGTATGTACGCACAAGATGCTTGCAGCAGGCTTAGAGACGAATCTCTACTTTGTGGATGTATGATCGCATTCGTGCAGTCGAATCCTTTTGACCCCAATGTCCCGTTTTATAACAAATCTATTAGTGGTGGTTTTTCAGAACCAACTGATTGCGCGATGGATCTAGTTAAAGCTGCAACAAGAATGGTTGGCGAGATTTTCAAAGAAGGCGTGAAATATAAAAAGTGTGGAGTAATTCTGACGGGTTTAGAGCCAAAATCTGGCCACACCTATGACTTACTTACTGACTTTGAAACGATTGAGAAAAAAGAAAAATTAATGAAAACCTTAGAAGGGGTGCACCAAAAATACGGTAAGAAAAAATTAGGTGTTGGACCTTGTTTTATACCTGGAAGAACGTGGTCGATGAGTCGGGATAAACTGAGTAAAAATCCGTTCAGAGTTGATGGGTTGTTGACTGTAAAATAATAAAGCCCCATTGAAGGGGCTTGGCGTTATGCGACAAGATATAAGAACATGGAGCTACTTAAAATAATTCCCATGATCATGCCGATTAAGATCGGGTATAGCTGCATTTATTACTCCCGTATGGATTAGCTGATTTAACTTGAGTTGGCTTTTGTTCTGGAGATCTTCTTCCTTATAAAAAGCCTTCATTTCACGGATGTATCGAGTAAATTGATAATCCAGGATCATCCAAAAAATAATGAGGGCTAAAACAAGAATAACGATGAAAAGGATTAGGAAATTTGTCATTTAAAAGTACCTTTTTGAAAGTTTTTCTTGTGTATTTTTACATTCAACACAAAGGGTTACAGAACCATAGCGCTGACGCTCAACGGGAATATCATTTCCGCATTCTTCACATTCAGTAAGAGAAGGACGACTAAAATCTTTAGGTTGAATTTGGACCTGTTTTAGTTGTAGTTCTTGAGCAATATCAATTTTGTCTGTCATGCTGTCTCCATTTTCCAAGTACGGTCTGGAGTAGGTAAATTAATTTCAGGATTTGGTTGAGTTGGAGGGGAAAGCTGGAATTTCAATTCCATGTAGCCCTGGGCTGTAAAGCCACAATTAAGATTTTGGCATTGCGCTTGAAACATACGGAGTAGTGGACTCAATGCATCACTTGAACGGATTGAAAAGGGTTCACCGCAGTGAGGGCATTTATAACGGGATCTTGGTCGAGCCATTTCGCTACCTGTTGGTTTAATTATTTACGATTTTATAACAAAATCACTATAAATGGTGATTTATAATAATTTGTATCGAAAATTGATTACCCTTTTGTCCTTGCTTCCCCAAAGCAAGGATTTTTTTTATTTGCCCTTTTTAGCTTTATCTATTCGGGCTTGTTCTCTTTTTAAGGCAATAGTTGCTGTCTTTTTTGTTTTATAAATTTTAATGAGTTTTAAAGGATTGCTTTGATCACCAGAAGTAAGCTTTTGGTCTTTACTATTTTCACGATAAAAAACGATTACTCCGGTGTAGTCGGCATAGTTGCGACCGGTCCGTTTTTTATTTTGTTTTTTTAATTCTTTATCTCCCTCTTTATCAGGCTCAAAAAGAGATGAAACATCATCTGCATTTGGTAGCTGTACCTCTAGCTCAACACTCGTAGTAAATCCGCTATCAGTTAGATTATGAGTGACGTTGGTACCCAGCCATACGATGTCATCAATTTGTGGTTTTAAACCGGTAAAAACAAACTCTTGTTCCGGGATAAGGTTGGGTTGGCCAAAGGCAAAGGAATATGACAATTTCTGAGACGCACGTTTGCAACGGTTGAATTCAGCTTGTGCCGCTAATTCAGCTGTTTTTTTGTCGCGGTGGACGTAACGGATCTCTTTTAAATTTTCTTCATTGTCACCAATCACCACATATAACTTTTTAGATTTACCAGCATCGTAATAGAACGCTTTAACGCCTGTAATTCGGTCAGTACCGGTACCAGTCGTGTAATTATGGCCATCACCATCAGATCTAAAAATTTGGGCTGTAGGAAGAGGTAATCCGGATACAGTTTGACTAGCTCCACGAGGCAGTAAAATTAAATGGCCATTTTTTACGGTAGCAATAGCATCATGTTCGTCTGCAATCCGGGTAATCAGATTTGCATCACTTTCATTTTGAGCAATATAAGAAATTACCCGGTTAGCTAGGGTGTCATGCACAATTGTTTTAAGCGCATATTCAGCACCAACGGTTTCAAATATCACCTGAATTGTTTTATTACTAAAGCTACGTTCACGCTTTTGTTTTAAACCTTCAGATACGTCATTACTGAAGGCTGAAATACTTAAAACGTCCGGTGCACCGCGATGAGTAACCGATTCAACTTTATATTTCCCTTTGTCCACTAACCCCGTATTTGACCAACCAATCCATACTTGAATAATTGCTCCTTCAGGGGGGATTTCTAATTGGCCATCAGAATCATCAAGATCAATGTCCACAGAGTCCACAACAAGACCACGATTATCTTTAATACTGAGAGAAATTAACCGGTCGACAACGAGAGGGGAGATGTCATTTCCATCGACTTCAAGTCGATATATAGGAAATGGATATTCAGTTTCAGCCTGATATGGTTCAGCTGCTTCATTTAGTTTATTGGTGATTTGATTAAGCATTTATATCAACCTATTTACTGCGCCACCAGCCATGCCGATGAGTGTGCCGAGTAACTTCGGTTTCCATTCCTTCACAATCTTTAGTGTCAAAGTAAATTCGGTTTTGCGGGCAGCGCCATCTTTAAAGAAATATGTTTTCGTCTCTTCCATATTTTCAATAATAACTAGACCATAAATCTTTCCGGTTCCTTCAATCAACGTGTAGGCCATGCCTGTGTCTGCCATACGACGGACTTGATCTAGTACAACTCGATTGTTGGTCAGTTCGTGGTAAATTTCTCCCTTCAGGGTAATGGTATCTTCACCTTTTCCCGTGAACTGGTACGCTGGAGTAGAGCCAAGCCGGCTATTACTTGGATGTCTCCAGTTAGTTACACGTTGCAGTTCTTGATATGCAGCTGTTCGTAATGAAAATACGAACAGCCCTAAAGCCATCATCATTTTGTTTACTCCGTATCAGTTAAGAATCTACGACGAGCATCGCGTTCTTCTTGTTGGAGACGTAACATTTCAGCCCGTAACGCACGTGCTGTTTCACGGACTGGTTGACCGTGCTCTGCTTTAATGGTGATTTGAATTGTGTCGTTACTAATGACGCTGCCACCGCGTTGGGCTTGGATCGGTGTCACAGGTGTAACCTTTGCTGTGGTACTAGTACCTATTACATTCTGCGTAGCTTGCTGTGTTGCTTTAACAGGTAAGTTATGGTTCTGTGAAATACCTAATGCCATGCCTTGCATGGTGTAGTCACCAATGCCCATAAACACACGGGAGGGAGAATGGATGCCTAGGATATTCCTGGCTTTATCGATGACGCCTGTGACTGCTCCGGAGAGAGCTGTTTTCACTTCACCAATTTTGGACATAATCCCGTTTTTTAAGCCAGTCAAAATCATGGCGCCGAACCCTGTGAATTTGGCGGGCAGATCTACACCGAACCAGGACAAAACTTTTGCAAAGGCAGCATAGAAAAGCCCAATAGGGGACCAGTTAATAATTAGGGCAGATACACCTTTAATCCCGCCATTGAAAGCAGATTTAACCGTATTCCAAATGCCCACAAAGAACCCTGAAATTGGTGTCCAGTATTTATAAATCAGGAAGGCTGCTGTAGCGATGAGGGTGATAGCCAGAATAATAGGATTGGCCATCATGAAACGTGAAACAGTTAAGAAGATTTTTCCTAGCCATAGCAAACTCGTGCCAAGAATCTTAATAGGCATAAGGAACATTTTAAAAAGACCGGTGATAATTCCAAAGCCACCACCTAAAACACCGAGCGACATTCTAAGCATGGCCAAAGGGCCAAGAATCGTGACAATTCCCAAGGCTAGTGCACTAATTCCTCCTACAAGTAAAATACCGCCAGCCACGACTTTAGCAATGGTGTTGGCTAATACAGGATTCTTTTGTGCCCAAACTGTGACATTCTCGGTAATATTAGTGAACCCAGTAATAAGCATTTTAAATTGAGGTGCCAGCTGCTCACCAAATAAAGCAAACATACTAGTGAATGTTCCACCAGCTGCATCCCTCAAGTTTTTGAGGGTTCCTAATTGAGCATTTACACGGGTTTGTAGTGCGGCTTGTTTCTGCATTTTGGCCACAACTTCGTTATAACCGGTTTGTCCTTTATCAATCAGAAGGTTTAATGCTTGAATAGTCTCGGCATCATTACCAAACATATCTGAAAGGATAGGTAACCGTGCTTCAGTTGATAGACCTTTAAGTTTTTCAAGTTGCTTGAACATTTTGTCCAGTCCACCAAATTCTCCTTTACCATCAGTAAAGTTCATTTGAATACCTGTTCCACTATCCTTTAATGCTTTAGCTATACCTTTAGAATCCATCATAGATTTAAAAATTTTGCTGTAAGCATTACCTGCAGCTTCCCCAGCCATAGCAGCTTGATCTGCCATGATTAAAAGTGGGGCAATAGCCTTGGCGCCTTCCAGACCTTCAGCCTTAATGGTTTTCATACCAGCCGAAATTTTGGCAAAGCCTTGCAGCATATTTCCGCTATCAACCCCTAGGTAATAACTACGCTGGATAACGTCCATTAAACCCAGCATATCTTTTTCAGTAGTTTTAGTAGCATCCTGCATTTTTGCAGCAAATTCAGCTGCTTCAGCAAATGGCATTTTCATTTGAACGCCAAGATAACCTGCAGCTTCACCAACTCCACCCAGAATTGCTTTGGCTGATATACCTTGCTGGATAAGAACTGCCATCATGTTTTGAAAGTCAGCGGTTGTTCCAGGTAATTTGGTACCTAGACCATTAGCCAGTTTATTAATCTGGGCGTATTCTTTAGATACTTGGCCGTTAGCCTGCATCATGGAAACTCTTAATCCCATTGCAGCATCTTCAGCATCTTCATATTGCTTCAAGCTGTATGCCATTCCAGCAGTACCTACAGCCCCAATTGCTAGACCTTTCTTGGCCAGATCCGATGCTTTGGCCATACGTCCTTGCATTTGCTCATATTGCTTTTGGGCTTTCTGGTGACGCTCTAAAGATTCCTTTTGTCTGTTAATTTCCATCGTTGTGAGATGGATTTTATTCTTCAGCTCAGATTCATCATCAGCCAGATTGTCAACACTAATACCAGCCTGGTTAAGTTCACGGACCAAAGCTGTCATTTCAGTGCCTTGATTTTTTTGAGCTGCTTTCAGCCTTTTTTGTGCAGCTTCAGCACGTGCCAGATTCTTAACCATTTGTTGGGTAGGGGCACCAATATTCATGGCGGTTTTGAGCTGTTTAAGGGTTTCTTTATTTTGTTCAATGGCCTGTGTAGTCTTTTCAGATTGTTCTTTAAGCTGCTTGAAGCCTGAAATTTTGCGTTGCTGGGCTTCTAGTGCCTTCAGTTCTGTTGAAGTCTTTTTAAAGGCATCTGATAAGGTTTTAGAGCCACCAACGATTGTTTTTATAGGGCCAGATAATTTATCAACTGCATTAAATAGGACTTCTAATTTTAAATCTGCCATTGGTGGACTCTAATTAGTTAGTTTGATTTCTTATGAGTGCTCTACGATGCCATTTGCTCAATTCAACAATATCCATGTCATCGTAGGTACTTGGTGGCCAGTGAAAGATGATGGCAATATTTGCTATTGCCTCATCTACATCATCGACAAGTTCTAGGCTGTCTGAGCCTTGATTTCCTTCTGTAAGGCTTTCGGGTACAAAAAAGTGACCAAATGCCCTCCTAAATTGGCGAAATCTACAGGGTCCATTTGGTAGATCTGCTGAGGTGTCAGTGTTGGTGACGTTACACGTGGAAGGACTTTGCAAAGGGCATCCACATCATGCTGATAAATAGCCTGAAGACTGGTACCACTTAATGCCTTTACACCAGGTTTACGAATGGTCACCTGAGTAATCATCTGTTCACCCATACGGATTGGTTCTTCTAAAGTCACCACTTCTTCATTTGGGTTTTTGATTTGTTCCTGGTTAATCGCTTGATCAATTTGATTCATGTGGAAATATCCTAAAAGTTAAATAAAAAAACTTCTGCAGTACTGGACTACAGAAGGGAAGGAAACTTATAAAATGCCTAAGATGTTGCGTTGTTTTTCAAGACGATCTACGCCACCGATATTTTCTTTCATGCCAAGAATGTCAATTTCGACTTCAACAACACCATTAACTGTCAGCTTGTAGTAAACACAGTTGGTCACGACTTTATGTTCTGTGTCTTCGCCAGGTGTTGATTCACCACCATCAATTTCTTCATGACGGCCTTTAACAACTACTTCTACGGCATCATATTCGCCATCGTCATCGCGCTGGTATGCCCCAGCAAAACGGAGATAAACACCGTCAATTTTTTCCATACCAAATTGACGGAGTGTCAAAAGATCTAGACCACCATAAGTTGACTCAAGTACTAAGCCATCATCGGACATGCCCAAATCGACTTTTACGGTCCCGTTCATACCACCGCCACGGTAGTCTTCAGTTTTACGGGCTAACTTGGGTAAAGTCACAGTTTTAACTTTGCCCAAGTAGCTATTCCCTTCATTAAAGAAGTTCATATTTTTTAATTTTGGAGGTAAAGCCATGCGTTAAGTTCCTTAAGCATTTACAGATGCAGCAAAGTTAGCGAGATAACGATCAGTGATACGTTGACGGAATGTCAGATCTTCTAAAGGTGGGACAGGGGTGTAATCGTAATCAGTGGCTAATTTCCCAACTTTTAACGTGTCTGGAGTATTTGCTTCAGGATCGAACCAGGCGTCACCACCAATGAGGTATTTATTACGTGTGAGTTCACGTAGCTTGGCCTTTTGACCTTCAAGTATGTCCGTAACTAACGAACCATGAAGAGGTAAATCATTTGCCCACATGTGTGCTTCAGCCATGGTGTCAGCCAAGACTTGAGCAGTACGTGTATAGTTTTCATATAGGAATAATGGATCATCCGAACAAGTACGAGATCCCCAAAAACGAAAACCTTCATGCTGAATTAAAGTGGTGACTTCATTACTGTTAAGATAACCTGCATCAGTTGCTGGATCTTGCAGATCCCATGTCACATCAGCATCGATACCGGTAACACCAGATACTGCTACGTTTGAAAGGGTTTTATGCCAGCCGATTTCGTTATCAATCTTTGCGCGTAAACCCATAGCAACTGCTACAGCTGGTACTGTTTCTGTTTGAGCCGTTGTCGTATTGAATGCTTCAAAGTTTGGCCAAATGATCATGAGCTCACGAGCTGCAAACGCTTCACGATATGCCACAGCTTCTTCTTTGGTTTTACAGCCCCATGCATATGCATAAGCCATAGCACGCAACTTTTTAGCAATAACAACTAATTCAGAAGCAACTGGCTGAGTATCAAGCCCAGGTGCACCTAAAATACGCGGATGAACCCCTAATTTTGATTTGGCAACAAGTAAAGCTTTAAGGCCGGTATATTTACCTTCAGCGGTAACAGTTCCAACGACATTTGCAGTTTGAGCTGCTTCATCAACTGCAGTGGGTACACGGACCACTACACAAATAGCGTTGGTCTGGTTTGCCATATTTTGAAGTACTTTTGCTAAAGTTCCGTTCTTACCAGCTTTAGCTACTGCAGCTTGTATATTTGTAATTAGTACTGCTTGGTTTTCTGGGAATACTAATGGGTCTGCATCATCGGCAGTTGCAACAAAGCCTGGAATTGCAGTTGCAATGGTTCGGATTGGCCTGATCCCGTCATTGAGTTCAAGGACACGGATTCCGTGGTGGTATTGATCTATAGCCATAAAAAAGCCTGTTAATTGAGGTTTTAATTCAACAAACAGGCTTGCATGACTAAATCAAAAGTGTAAGTTTCTTGGTCTGTGAAAATGGTTTTTACAAGATTGGGTCTTTTTCTATCAGCTTTAAAACATCAGGATTGCTCTGTAAAAACTCAGCTAATTTCTGCTCTGGAGATATTGGCTCTGGTAATTTGGGTTTTGGTATCAAATCCCAACCTTTACCATTGAATCTTGGCCATCTATCTTTTGGCCACTCTTCAGGTGGTTGTGTTTCAGTACTGTTACCCGGAATTAAAAAGACACCAGGTTCAAGCGGAGATTCATCCGCTATAGTTTCGCAAACAAATAACCCTGCTTGATTGTATTGATAAACTATTTTCTCGTTCATAAAGACCTCAATATTTAATACAACATAACCAAGCAACATTTCGTGGACGTGTTTCAGTTCCACCAATGCTTTCAGTTAATGTTGAGTTATTTGATGTGTAACCTAAAGCATCAAGTACTTCTGTGCGTTTATTCGCAGTCAGTTCTTTACGTCCAAATGCTGCTCCAGCTCCACCTTCATTTTCATGATCTAAACCTGTCATGTGTTGATGGGCTTTCATTGAATCCACTTGCCAGCTCCCAATGACACGACCAGGATCTATTCCACGGCCATCATCCAAGCCACGCGGAAACTCAGCTCGTCCTTCAGGAACATTGAAAGTATTAACACCATCACCAGCACCATAAATTGTACCAATAGCTGCAAACAAATCTGCATATACTGTTCTTGATACAGCAGCAAAGTTTGCCTTTAAAAAACCTGTAGGTGCTTTATTCATTGCAAAGTAAACGATTGTGCCAGGCGGTAAACCATTAGCCTTCGTTTCATCTTTACTGAAAACATTCAGATTTTGTCGGGCTAGAGTTTTATCTGGAACATCAGATAGGTTTTCTTCTTTGGCCAATGGATATGGTGCAGATCCTAAAGGATCATTTTGAACACCTAAAATTTTTGTACCCGCTGGATAAGACTTTCCTAGAACAATTTCAGTTGCTCCATTTGCAGTCCAGCCATCTGCTCCTAATGCTTGATGCAAACGTATGCCATTAATGTAAACGGCTAAGCCGTTGGTTGTTACAGTTGACCAGGCAACATGGGTCTGATCTGTAGCAAGGACTTGTTCTTCTTCAATTGAGTCAACAAAAATATTGACTTCAGCTGCATTTCCCCACTCAACATCACCATCAGTATTCGATTTCTTTTTTAGAATCTGTCCAGTGGTACCACCAGGTAAAAGCTTTGCTGTGGTAATTGTATTAATGATCCAGCTATGCGTTGCAATAACAACGTTTGGATCTATTTTTAATTCTACATTTTCAACATTTCGTACAAAAAATGAGAGACGAAAAACCGTGTCATTGATGATGCCTTCTTGTGCCACAGGCTTGGTGATATCGGGTAAGTTACCAACCGCGAATAGATTGCCATTACTATCAAAAACACCAATTTCACGCATGACAAAACTGCCGATATTGGCTGGAATAATCAGTTCAGCAGTGAATTTCAAATCATTTTCTGGATCCTGATAAACGCGGTTAACGATTGCTCGGAATTTCTCACGTACTAATTGAGTCATACCCGAACTTAATTTAATAGGTTGGCCACCACCATCACCCACTGCCATGTGGGTGAGGCGAATTTGAGTACCATTCGATTCAGCTTGGGCAAGTAATTCCAAGCCTTTAGTCGTGTGTATTGATCTATAGCTCATTAATTACTCCTAACTGATTTTAAGCATTGCTGAAGCATAGTTGTTATTCGCGGAAACTAAGATTCCACCGTCGCACACCATTTCATTGTGGCTAGTGAAATTTAGATTGCTTTCGATAATTTCGACCGTTTTGCCATTCATAAATTTTGGTAATGGAAGCTTTAATAAAGTTGCATTGGTATGGATATCAAATACAACGTAATAGTCTTTATTGTCTTTAAACCATGTGAAGGCTGTGGCTTCAGGTACGAGTTGAGAATTGAAGACTGAACGGTAAGATACAGCATTTAGTAAGGTACCGACTGGAATCAGGCTGCCAGCATAAATATCACCAGTCTGAGAATGCGGATAAATCTTTTTGGTTGGTCCGTTGAAGAATCCAACTTCACTTGATGATTTCCGAGTTGCAGGCTTAGTAATACCACGTGTCAAGCTATGGCCAATTACTTGACCGAATTCATTACTTGTTCCATTTTTAACAATACTGACAAAACGATCTGGTGGATTGTTTAAATCTGTCCAATAAGCTTTAGTAAGCGAAATGACATCTTGAGTAGATGTGACATTTGAGATATTGATCAGATCCCAAGTGTTTGAACCAATAACAACTGGTTTAGATTTTGGTACATATAAGAGTAAGTTTTTACCACCATAGTTTAGTGGCAATGCTTGCATGAGTCCGATCCAGCCCCATTTCACGGACTTTTTGACTTGTGCTTGTGTTAATCCAGTAATTGAACCATTCAGGGCATAAGCATAAGTTACACTTACTCGAATATCTGAAGCGATTGTGTCGACATCAAACTTTTGCTCTGTTGTTGTACCTACTCTTGCTTGTAGATATGCCAGAATTGCCGGCACATTCATAATGTCGTATGAGTCGATTAACTCTAAATATTCAACTTCATAAATCCCTGGAGTTGAAAGCTCCATAAATCCGTTTGCAATAATTTTTTTAGAATGATTATTCAATGCTTTTAAAAGCTGGGTAATCGTATCACTGGTAATAGCATCAATTGCTGCAGTATTGGTTGCTCCGCTTACATGAGTGAATGTTGTTCCAGCAGCCAGTTTGGTTGCAAAGAACACCCAAGCTCCATCCGTTCCCGTATTATCAGAAACAAACCATAAGGTATTTACATCTACAATTCGAATTAGGGTGTAATTTCTTGTGCCGTCAGTCCACTTAGAGCCTACGTCAGAATATGTTTTACCATGTCCAGACTTAACAACCTGATGCACAATAAATGCACCATGATTTGCACCGATGTAAGTGCTGTTATAATTCAGTGGGGTTGCATCATCACCTTGCGTAGCAACGATTTGTGCAATTGAAAATGCGGAAACTGTTGCATCTTTAGCAGTAGACGCGCTGATGTTTCTAATTGACCAAGGATTAATTACGTTATTTTTCCAAGGGTCATTAGAGTTATATCGGACTTGCTGAACTTGATCTAATGTGTCACTAAATTTGGTACGAATGTATGCATCGGTACCATCTAAAATAACTGTAAAAGTTTCTCGATTATTTTGCTGTGGCGGTAACTTGATTTCTGGTAGTGCATCTGACCGTAAAATTAATTTTTTCCCACCAGGAATGTAAGCTTCAAATGCTGTTCTAACTCCACCGACTTCCAATTGAGAGTTATTAACTAAAGTGTTGTATTCATCTACTGTATGAGATCGATAAACGGTCATGAGCTGGATAAATGCAATGTTTGAACCTACAGGAATCGTAAAAGTTACTGTCCGGTACCCATCCGAATAATTGATATTTGTTGGCGGATTTAAATTTACTTTTTCACCTGATGAAGGCACGGAATGATCTATACCTAAAAAAGATCCGTCAGATGCATAGGTATAAAGCAAAGCTGCTAAAGAAAATGGAGAATTTAAAGGAATAGATAAAGTATAAGTTTTGCCGGCTTCAACGGGATGACGTCCTAAAGCAACACCGGTTGAGTATGGAAATAATTGACCTGTCGAATACGTTACTAAAAAACCATCAGATGCCCGACCAGGATAAAATAGGTTTTTACCCGTTAAATCAATTTCATCAAATGCTGCATTTAATTTACCAATACTTTGATTGATAGGATTGAGATCCTGAAGTATTTGAGGGGCAATAAACTCAGTATTCGGTCCATCAGCCAGAAATGGACTGTGTACATACATTTCACGTACTTCGTCAGTTTGCATAAATGCAATAAGACGAATATTAACCGCACCAGGAACAATACCTTGTGAAGTAGCTTTAAATACTTGCTTTGTAACTGCTCCAACCATATTTGTCTGAGCATAACTGGAATCAATTATCCCATTATTTGAATCTAGTTGTTGAATGCCGACATAACCGTTTTTACCAGCAGTTAAGCCTTCAATAACAACTGAAAATGAAAAGTCACGAGTAAAGTGTTCGACTGGGAAAGCCCAATAAGCAATGATAGCCCCACCAACTTCAGCACTGACAAGCTTTAACTGTTTTAAGCCATTCCGTGTGACTACACTGGCAGTACCGGTAATAGAAGTCGGCATTGTAGAAAAAAGAACTTGTTCTACTGAAAATTTATTAGGATTCTGGAGCCTGTTATATTCCCTTGTTCGCTGTTGATCCTGAACTGTTAATGTAGGGTCATAAGTAGATTTTTTTAAAGCAATACCATCCCAAGTATTTGTACCTTGGTTTGGACCTTCCTCATCAATAATCACATTACTGTTTACAGGAATTTGGTTTTTTTTTGCCTCAAACTGCGCCAAAGTTTCAAAACTATAGTGACCTTGAACAATATCGGCTTTACTGGCTTTTTCCTGATTAAGATATTCAGTACGATCTGCAAACGCTTTGGCTTGCTCATTCATATTTCCATCTTCACCGCCACTTGCAAATTCATCCGATTCAAGCAAACGAACTGGCGACCACTGAGGTTTACCAATAATTTCAGTCATTTTAAAACGCCTTTATTCCATTTAATTTTTGGGTGCCATTCAGCTTCCAAGTTCCATCCAGTAATAGAGAACCTGAAGCAGTGGTATATTCGTATTCATTGCCAACAAGGGTTACTAAAGCGACCTCAGCTTGTAGTTCACTTGTGACGATAAGAGTTGAGTCGATGAGATGTGAACGTAAGTTCTTATTATTGCGAATGATCGTAAAAAGCTTTTTGTAGTGTTCAAGTGATACCTCGGCACTACTTGTTTCTATAAATATTTTGAATGTATATGGTTCACCTGGTGGTTGCATGTTGAACCATTCTTGAACACGAACAGTAAAACCCAATGCACCTAGTGCAGCTTCAAGACCACCAATCGTTCCTTTATGGCAATGAATATTGTATGAAGCATTAATGACTGCTCTTTTTTGCTCGTCTGACCATGATATATCCCAATCATCTACTGACTTTTCCCAAGCAAGCCAAGGTAGAACCACGGCTGGTGCTTCTAATGGATTGTTAAAAGTGCGTGCAGGAGTAGGCACATCAGATATGCGTGAAAAAGCACCTTCAAATGCATGCTCAAATACGGTTGAGTTTGGAGGTAATAATTTAGACATTACTCCTCCTTAATTGTGACAAGAATGTCTGAGCAATAAGCAGCTTGACCTGAGACAGGTTCAATTTTTGTGAGGGGTGAAATCAAGTCGACATCAATAACACCTTTACGCTGGAGTGCACTGATAATTCCCGTAATAGATACTTTTGTATTCAGCTTATGGACTGAATCTACATATTTTTTTACCTCAGTAATTGCATCCTGAAGAACGATATTTTTATCTGGGCCATTTTGTATTTCTAAGATTGCTTCAACCTGATAATGAATAATGCTTGCCGAGTAGACCTGAACATAATCGGTAAGCGGTCTAATAATTTTTTTATTTAAGGCTTGATCAACAATATTAATGAGTTCTTCTGAAGCCGTACCATCACCTTCTGTTGAAAGGAGATAGATTGCTGCAATACCTTTATCTGGAGAAACAGGCTCAACATCTTTAACTCTTACATCAGCGTCCTTAGTATGAAAAATATATGAGCCTTCACTACCAGCTGTTGTGTAACCTTCAGGGGCAAGTTGAGTACGTTCTCGCAAAGAACTATCTGTCTCCATTACAGCAGGGGTCGGAGGTATAGTTGTGTTATCAGCTGGTGTGATTTCTTTTCTAAATAAATTTCTTTCAGCAGCTTTATGTTCTAGGTCTTTACCTGACGCGTAAGCAAGCAGTACTGCAAGAGCCGAGTCATTGGTTCTTTTTCTTAAAATCATTTCACGGTATGCAAATACTTCAGCAAGTTTGTAGGCAGGATCTGATTCAAGTGCAATATAATCGCTACCAGACTGCCTCATTTGTTCATGAAATTCGTCTAGGCCTTCTTTTAAAATGATTTCATAATCAATTTGCTCAACTACCTCTGGAGGAGGAAGTTGAGATAAATCAATAGCAGTAAGAGATCCAGCCATAATCCACCTAGCTTGTTGCTGCGCCAAAAGATAAAGGGACGCGAATAGAAGAGAGTTGATTGTTATCAACAAGTGTGAAATCTAGATCCAGAACATAAGCTCCTAGACCTGCGATGTTCAGTGAGACGGAATGTAAAGAAACCCTTGGTTCCCAGCGGATAATTGCTGTCGCAATGGCCGCATAAATTTGCATTTGTAAAATGTCATCAAATGGACCATCCATTAATTGAAAAACTAATGTTCCATACTCTCGGCGCATAACTCTTGAACCAATCGGTGTGGTTACAATGTCTTGAATGGATTGGTAGATATGTTCCATATCTATAGATATACTTTTTCCGGTTTCGCGAGACATCATGGTATTGGCCCCCCTGATTCTCCGGAACCTGGCTGAACCCCAGATGTTTTGTGATTTTTTAGACTAATGTCACCAGCTTTAACATCATCTTCAGTACTAAAAGCACCCGTTGAATGGCTACTTCCTTGCACCAACTGGCTACCACCGACAGTATTATTTCCTGTCATGGCAGTACTTCCATTAATCTGAAGATTTCCATTGATGGTTGTGTCCCCGTTAACGGTTATACCACCATTAGCAGTTACAATTGCTTTACCACCTGAAGGTAAAATGGCTGATAATTGATGAGCAGAAATGTCATAAGCAATGACGCAACCGTCAGCAAATACACGGATTTTCTGATTTAAATCATCTGAAGGAGCGGGATGCTCATTGTTATAAAGACCATAAAAAACCACACTAGTTGGGCCAATCTCGCCACAAGGTGAAATCACCATTACTTCCTCATTTTCAGAGGGTGGATCCCAAGTTGAGTCATCTCCTGAACGAGCATTAAAAAAGCGAATTTCAGGCGTAACGATATCGTCAAGATCTACAGTGACAAGGGGGATTGGTTTAGACGGATTTACAGTCTTGATTGTTCCGAACCGAATCAGATTTTCAAGACGACGATTGATGTCAGCATTCATGCCAACACTTTGCGTTAGAGTTTTTTTGTTTTCAGCAATGGGAACTTGTGAAAATGGTTTTCACAAGTTGAACTATTTAATATTGATATGCTTAATGAATGATGACTCAACCAGATTAATCTCTTTATCTGTAAATCCTAGTAATTCACGTTTTGGGTAAACTGTATCCGGAGCAGATCTAGTGGCTCTATCTCTTAAACCATATTGGTGTACTTTAGCAATTCGACTAACACGACCAATAAAACCAACTGCAATTGAATCGCTATTACTTAGTACTTTTAGGTGGGTATTGGATTTAATCCGGGAAAACATTTTTCTTTTTATTTTCCCTTTCTGGTCACGTAAGCGTGTACGTCTAGCTGTATATGCTGAACCATCAGGGTTTTGCTGTGCTGTAATATGCTGGCGTTGGCTAGTTCGTAGATCTCGTCCAATATTCTTAGCCAGTTTTGCCCTTTCACCTGGAGACAAATGGTCTAACAAGGGTTGAAGATATAGGGCAAGTTCCTGAATATTATTCATGGGTTTTTACCCGGAAAGGGCATATCTAATGAACGTCCTTGAATATCGGCAGTTCTCCATGTTGCAAGTGTAGATCCATCTTTATCAATTAATTCAAAATCTGTAGGTGGACCAAACTCAGTATATTGTGGTTCGGACGGGTAAGAGATCTCAAATTTCCCTTCAACATTCTTTTTCACAATGACACGTTCAGTTAAAGGGATTTTGAAGTGCAGATCATATTTGCTGTTATCAATGAGTTCAGTTTCAAAAGTAATGGCTTCTTGTACTTTATTTAAATTAGCCATGAGTTCGGATTGGTTGTCCATAATCCAGGTGAAAAGGACAACGCCAAACACATCAACATCACCAGCATAATCAGTAATGATCATATCTAGTGTATAGGCCATTTCAAAGCTATATCCATTTGCTGCAGTACTCATTAATTTACCGTCATTAGCAAAGATGAGTAAGCGATCCGGATCCTGTGGTAGATCCGGAATCGCATTTAGCAAATATTCACGTAAAGCATGGGGCTTTTTCATGCTGCAGTTTTCCCCCCATAAATAGGTTCAAGGTGATCCCATTCTTTTTGGAATTTTGCTTGATAACCAAGTTTTTTATAGTTTTTGCCGTTATAGAGTGTAAAGACTGTATGCCAATCTTGTTTTTGTAATGCTTCTAATAAGCCATGCTTCCACTCTATAAACCGAATAAATGCTTCGAGCTGGTGGCCTTCGCTAATCTGTTGTTGATCAACAAACTCTTGAACAGATGAATAGCCGAGATCCTTCCAATTTTCACCCATAATTTGGAACTGGCCCCAGCTAGTAGACTTCAGGGCAGATTCTTTATGAATATTTATGGCCATACTTAACCGGGTATATTCAGCTGCATCACCTTTGTAACCACCAGTTAAAGTATTGACTAAATTTGGTGTTATTTTTACCTGTTCATTCGCAAATGTTTTACCTAATGCCTGGCATAAATAAAAATACATTCGATGGCGTTCAAATAAAATTTTAGCCTTTCCGTTTTCAAGAAAGCCTACACCTTGGCCTTCAACAGCTCCAAAAACTCGAATAACTAATTCAGGAACTTTTAAACGTATTGCAGCTTTTTTATAGTCTTCATCTTTTAAGAGTTTACTTACTGAATCACCAGCTAAAGCTTGGCGAGTTTTATCACCGACTTTACCGTCAACTACTAAGCCAAATTTACGCTGGAGTTGAATCACTGCAAATTCAGTACTCTCTCCAAAATGACCATCAATGGAAAGTGGTTTACCTTTAACACCCTTGTAACCCATCTTAGCCAATTGCTTTTGAAGAGTTGCTACGGCATCACCTTTTGAACCAAATTTTAAAATCATGTCGTACTCCAAATGAGTTTGGCAACATTACCTTTTGTTCGCCAGATGAGTACTGCAAGTAGGATTGCAAAGATGGCGTCCCAGAGCGTAACTGGATCCTTAAAAAATAAGATATGCACCGATTGGCCTAAAAAAGCTGCAATCAATGTTGCTGCAAAGAAGGAATAGCCACGGTGAAAATTTCCACCATGCCTAAAGGTTGCAATACGAAAACCGCATATGAGATAAGCTAAAACGGCAACGGTTTGAAATAACAATTCGATCATGACTTGCCACCTCGAAAGATGTTCAAAATATCTGACAGCTTTGCAGTTTTAACCCAATCAACAACCTTGATTAATATAAATAAACACAGTGTTGATGTGATAAGGGCTGCTACTGCATCAGCTTTTAATAAAGTATGTTCTGTAATGAGTGGCGCACTGATATAACCAATACCAGTGGCCAATAACATATTGCGAATACGTTGGTAAGCATTTAAATCTTTTTCAAAAGTTGCAATAAATGCTGCCCCAAGTACTGCACCGAGCAACGCATTACCATTAATGAATGGAAGCAATGACACTGCACTTAGAGTGGCAATGGTTGCTGTAGAAGTTGTTGGTTCTGGCATAAATTCTCTCAATCCCAAAGCTGGACGCTTTGAACTTTATTTTGTGGAGTAGGGATGTCTGGTAATTGGACTTTGGTACCCATTGGAATGAATGGACCAAATTCAGAAAGATGCGGATTGGCTTCTAGTACTTGCTCAACTACACCAGTGCTACGGCCATATTCACGCCAGCATATTGCGTCAACTGTATCGTGTTGGATTGCATAGATTTCTTTCATCTAAACCAACTCCACATTGAGACGACGAACTTTTTTTAAATCACGGATGGCAAAACGTAAATCACGTTTATAGCCATCAATCGTCGGTGTTAGTTCTTCAGCCTTCTGGCTGCCAATATTGGTGGTGTCATAAGATCGGTAGCGTTCACAGAGTTCTGCGCCAGCAGCTGCCGCAACTGCTCGAAAATACAAAACAGCAGCAATAGGTTTTTCATTGACCTGTTTAGTTGTAATTTCTACTAATGTCGGGGCATTACTGAGTAAGCTTTCCAGTTGTTCATTAACATGAATTACAGCTGCTTCTATAGCTGAAATAAGACGTTGATTAGTAACACTTGAATCTAAACGCAAGACTTCACGGACATGGTTACTGGATACCGATGGAAAGAACGGATCACTATTGATTACAACGTCTTGATTTGAAAAAGTACCGTTTGCAATTAATCCAGACATTTTTATTCTCGGTTAGGTGAGGGGTGGAGATCTGAACCAAAAACGAAACAAAACAATGTTTATCTTTGTCAGATCTGCCCCTCGGTGGGTGCTGGGCACTCGTTACGCCTGATCAGACTCTGAATTGTCTTGATCATCGACATTCTGTTCTGCTAATAGCTTTTCAGCTTTCTGGAGTTCTTGTTTACAGCCACAGTTTTCATGCAGTTTTAGAGCAGTTTCAAAATATGAAACTGCAGCACGATAAGATTCATTTTTAAGACTTGAACGACCCAGACCAACAAAAAGCTTTGCACGGACTTCATCTGGCATGTCATGTTCAGCTGTCAGTTCAAAAGCTTTTTCTAAAGTTTCTAAATTGAAGTCTTCACCTGCTTTATGTGCAACACGTGCAGCATTGCCAATTTCTTCAACAATGACAGTGGCAGTTGAGCGACTGAATGAATCAGGCATTTTCAGTTCATTCTGCAAAGCATACTCAGCAAGACTTAAACCTTGATCAAACATGCCACAGTCAAAGCACCACAACATGATGGTCGTGATCACTTCATCTTGTTCAACTTTGGCTCCAGATTTAATTACACCTTCCACATATGGCATGTGCTTTGGAATCAATTCTTTTTTTGCTTCAGTGCGTTTTTCTTGTGACTGAATTGAACGCAAGACATGAATGTCATTTTTGAGTTCAGTCAGTTGTAATTGGTAGACGCTTGCATCTGGACGTACACCACCAAATTCATCAGCTTTGGCAGCCTCAATAGCTGCCTTAGCTTTCAGGAGGTGACGTCGAGCTGGACTCAACATAAATCACCTCTTTATAAAATTTCGATGTTTTCCACGAAACCTAATTTTTCGTAGTTCTCAATGACATAGGCATCATTTGAAGATTGGTATTCTTCAACTTGATCTAGTTCCGAGCGGTCAATAATTTGACGACGTTTACCAGTCTCTTGGAAGTAAATTGAAAGGTTATCAAGTGAAGTAACTAACAATGCATTTTCAGGAAAGAATGGAACACGTACAGCAGTTAAACCACCGATCTGTTTTTGACTTAATAAGATTTGCCCAGCTAAAGCATCGGTATTGTCTTTTGAATTATTAACTATTGGAAAGTTCTTATCATTAAGTAATTGACGACCACAAATAACGACGAGATCTGTATCGTCTTGGTGAATTTCACTGATCAGGTTACTAACTACGTCGGTAACCAAAGCATCTAAATTATTATAATCACCAGTAGCACCAATTTTTACTTTCCCTGAAGCTTCAACGACTTCCTTCATGTAACGCTCAGGCGCTTTAGTACGGATCTGCTGAAGCCAACCAATATTTACATCTTGAAGTAAGGGATTTGCGGCACGGTCAGTATCTACGGCTGCGCTGGTACCATTCCACCCAATCATAATCATGTCTAATGCAATAGCACGGTCAACGAACTTTTTCCAACGTGCATAGAAGTCTGGGAATTTTGCCCAAGCATCCATTTTTTCATAGCGAATAGCGACATCAAAATCAGTTTTATGGCATTTGTATGTATTTGACTTTAAGCCAGTTGGGTCTACTGGTGTACGCTTATTACCGCCTTTAGTATTTGAACGGCTAGCAATTGTTGAGCCTTGAGTCAGACCAATCGTATCGCCTTCAAGTTCATCAACAGGGTGGATATTAATCTTCTGCAAAAACTCTGAAGATTCTTGAAGTGTATCTACCATTTTCTGTGCAACGGTAGGTTCTACTGCAAATTTCACAGCAGCATTATCAATACCATTTAATGAAGCGACTGAACTAGTAGCATGATTAAATTTTTGACGTGTTAGTTTTTTCATTATTTAGCACTCGATTTGTTCAGAGAAGTTCCCAGTATTTTCAGGAGCTGGTGGCGTACGTGGGCTTTCTTCGCCTTGTAATTTGCTCTTCAATTCATTGAAGTCATTTTGAAGTTTTGAATACTTTTCTTTGAGATCATTCTGTTCTTTGACGGTATTGCCAAAAGTCTTAGCAATTTCTTCAACTGATTTGGCAATTTCATTGAACTGGCCATTGTTCTTTTGACTTTGCTCTTCTTGTTTTGGATTCAGCCAGTCAATAACTTTGGAAAACAAATTTGAAACAGGAGACTCTTCTTCAAATTCAAGCGCAATTTCTTCAGCTGCAGTGAATAGATTATCTTTATGCTGTTTTTTAGAAGTAAAAGGATTTACATCAGGATTTTTTGATGCAAATTCCATAATCTGAGTACCCAATGAAGCTGGGGTATCTGTAAATGCAATACCGACTAAATATGCCTCGTTGGTATCAGCAAAGTTTGGATTCACTTCAATTGAATTGAATAGTTTCTGGTTCTTACTATGCATTTCAATTAGATTGTCAAATGCTTCTAACTGAGCATATAAAGCCCATTTCTTTTGGCCAGCAATTTCATCTTCTTGTGCTTTTAGCCCAATAACTTTTGCGTAGTTCCCAAATGTTGAATCGGGTGTAAAGCCACGGATATGTTCAATATTTGCCAAGGCTGTATATGTGTTTTGGCTATAGTTTTTCGCCATTTGTTGAATCCATTCCGGTTCAATTGTGCGACCATCGGTAGTTGCTCCAGCCACCGCAACCCGATAAAACTTGGATTTCTTACTCATGAATGGTGAATCCTGCTTAAATGTGAGAAATTCATAATTTACGTAGTAAGCAGAATCGGAATTACAGTAAAAAGAATCAATAAAACCCACTTGTGAAAACAGTTTTCACAATGCCACCTAAATGAATAAATACTTATGTATTGGCTTAATGAGCCAATGGATAATGCACTTAATACTCCGACAAAATTGAACTTCGATAACCGTCTCACAGCCAAATTTTTATATTGGATGGGGTGGCGAATAAGCTCGATTGCAGAATTCTTAAAAGAGAATGATAAAAATGTTCATGCGTGGAAAGCACGTGATGAATGGGATAAAGATGTTCCGGCAGGTCGTGTTGCTCAGGCATTAGAAGCACAGCTGGTCAAACTAATTATTCTTGAAAAAAAAACACCTGGTGATTTCAAGGAAATTGATTTGCTCATGCGTCAGCTGGAGCGCATGGCACGTATCGATAAATATGCAGACGGAGGCAATGAAACCGACCTCAATCCAAAACTTAAAAATAGAACTTCAGGTCCACGAAAGCCTGTTGCAAAAAATCAGCTCACTGAAGAACAAATAGAAAAACTATGTGAAGACTTTGATGACGGTTTATTTGAATATCAAAAAGTATGGTACCGAGCACGTGAACAGCGTAACCGTGCTTTATTAAAATCACGTCAAATTGGTGCGACCTTCTATTTTGCACGTGAAGCATTGATTAAAGCTGTGACTACAGGTCGAAATCAGATTTTCCTTTCTGCATCAAAAGCACAGGCACATGGTTTTAAGACTTACATTAAAAACTTCGTCATGCAGTCTATTGGAGTGGATCTGCAAGGTGATCCAATTTCAATCACTCTGCCGTGTGGCAATACAGTACAGCTGATTTTCTTAGGTACGAATGCAAAAACAGCCCAGTCATATCATGGTGATTTGTATTTTGATGAATTCTTCTGGGTGCATGGTTTTGCCACATTAAAAAAAGTGGCATCTGCAATGGCTGCCCAAAAACAATATAAAAAAACCTACTTTAGTACACCTTCTAGCAAAACCCATGAAGCATATGCATTCTGGACAGGTGATGCATTCAATAAAGGTCGTACCAAAGAAAACCGAGTAGAGATTGATACCGACCACGGCACTTTAAAAAACGGAGCCTTGTGCGGTGACAAGATGTGGCGACACATCGTCAATATTTATGATGCTGAACGTCAAGGTTGTGACTTATTTGATATTGAAGAATTGATTGCTGAAAACAGTCCTGAAGAGTTCGCAAATTTATATATGTGTGAATTTGTCGATGACGGTCACAGTGTTTTTCCGCTGTCAATTATTCAGCCATGTATGGTCGACTCTTGGGAGTTATGGTCTAAAGACTTTAAGCCTTTGGCTTTACGTCCATTTGGTAATAAACCAGTTTGGATTGGATACGACCCAGCAGAAAGTGGTGATAGCGCAGGACTTGTAGTTATTGCACCACCTGAACCTGATTATCCTAGATTCCGACTTCTTGAACATCACCAGTTCAAAGGTATGGACTTTGCCAGCCAAGCGCAATACATCAAGAAATTAACAACAAAATACAACGTCAAATATATCGGCTTAGATAAGTCAGGTTTGGGAACTGGTGTAGCGCAATTGGTTACTGAATTTTTCCCAAATCTGACCACCTTCAATTATAGCGTGGACGTCAAAACACAATTGGTCATGAAAGCAATGGATGTGATCAACAAAGGACGTTTTGAATTTGATGCCGGATCTACTGATGTGGCCATGTCAATTATGGCGATTCGTAAAACACTGACTGCTTCCCAAAGACAAATGACATTTGAAGCATCTCGTGCTGAAAACATCGGCCATGCTGATTTGGCTTTTGCCATTTTTCATGCGTTTTTTAATGAGCCACTTTCACTTGATAACCAAACAAAATCTAAAAAATCCTCTATGGAGATTTACTAATGTCCGATAGCAAAGTGCATGCGTTTACATTCGGTGAACCTGAACCGGTGATGAATGGCCGAGACTTGTCTCAGTTCTATGAAACATGGTTATGTGGCAGATATTACGAGCCACATATCAGCATGAATGCTTTGGCAAAATCATTTAAAGCAATGCCGTATTTATCGACTGCTGTGTTCTATAAAAAGAATCAATTGGTGTCATCTTTCAAACCAAACAAATTGATCAGTTCATCAGAGTTTGAACGCATTGCATTTGATTATTTGGTTTTTGGTAATGGCTACTTGCAACGGATCGAAAACCGTTTGAATGAACCGCATCACTATGATGGTCTCATGGCCAAGTACACCAGACGTATGAAAAGTTCTGATGAGTTTTTACAGTTGCTCAATGGGTTTGAAGAACATATTTTTAAACCTGGTACGGTTTGCCATATCAAGGGCATCGATGTCGATCAAGAAATCTATGGCACACCTGAATATATCGCTGCACTACAGTCAATTTGGCTGAATGAATCAGCAACTTTATTCCGTCGCAAGTATTACAATAACGGTTCACATGCTGGATTCATTTTATATCTAACCGATACTCAAATTGATGATGATGATGTAGAAGGAATCAAACAGGCAATGAAGGACGCACGTGGACCTGGTAACTTCAGAAATTTGTTCCTTCATGCACCTGGTGGGAAAAAGGATGGCTTACAACTTATTCCTATTAGCGAATTGGCTGCCAAAGATGAATTCTTAAATATTAAAAATGTCACTCGTGATGATGTACTTGCATCTCAACGAACACCACCACAATTACTTGGCATCATTCCTTCTAATGCTGGTGGCTTCGGATCCATAAGTGAAGCCCGAGAAGCCTACTGGTTTTCAGAAATTATTCCACTTCAAAACGTATTTGCGAACACAGTGAATGAATGGGCAGGGGATGAAATCGTAAAATTTAAAACATTTAGTGAAGTTAAACCTCCTACAAATTAAGGTCCTAATAGATTAAAAATATAAAAAGATAGAGATACTTAGTGTCTTTATCTTTTTTTGTTTATACTTAAAAGTGTCTTAACAATTACCCTTTTTAACATGCAAGAAAAAGAAAATAATTCAAATAAAGATTTAGAGAAAATAGATCAAGATATTAATTTCCATCGAATTATTATTTTTTTAATCATCATAGCAGTCGTCTTTTTTTATCTCATAATGAAAGATATAGATGTTAAAGATGCCGCTCAACATTGGGGACCGGTAGGAGATTTTTTTGGAGGGATTTTAAATCCTATTTTTGCACTCTTTGCATTCTATTGGCTTACATATTCAGTAAGACTTCAAATTAAAGAACTCGCAGAAACTAGAAATGAATTAAAAAAAGCAGCTGCAGCACAAGTTGAATCTGCCAGACATCAGCAATCAATTGCAGAGTTGGAAAATGAAAATGTTAATACTCAAAAAGAGTTATTAGCTTTACAGGAAAAAACATTGCTTTCCCAACAAATGGCAAATAAAGCTCAACAACAGCAAATTGAAATTCAAAATTTTGAAAGTTTATTTTTTGAATTAATTAAAACAAAGAATAATTCGATAAATATGATAAAAACAATTGAAACAGATGAACACACTACAACAGAAACCCATGGACTCAATGTATTTGAAAAAAGACTAGGATATTTAAAGCAAAACGATAGTTTTGATTATTATTATAAGAAATATTCATATGATGTATTTTCAAGTTATATTCGGATTTGTGGTCAAATTTTAAATATTCTTGTTCAGTCAAAATCAAAGGGAAATAATGTTGATACATATATTAATATATTTAAAGCGACTTTAAGCAGAGTAGAATTAGAACTTATTTTTATTAATGGTTTTATCGATTGTAATCTAAAAGAAAATATTGAGAAGACCTCATTGTTTGAAGGCTTAAATCCGAATTATAATGTTTCTTTGGCTGAAAAAAACTTCTTAACAAGAAATGCTTATTTTTATAATTCAATAGCTTTTGGTGAAAATGATGATTGGTTAATATACTTTAAGGAATTTAGTCTTTGTAAGTTTGATAAGGTGGATGTAAAGATAATAAAAAATCAAATTAGATTTTTACGTGAAAACCTTGAACTTTATACTTATGACGAAATGGGGTATTTTATTATCGTTAGCTATGAAAGTTTAAAAAAAATAGTATCAGAAAAGTTGTTAAGTTTTAGTAAGGAATTAATTATGGATGATATACAATTAAAAAAATATGAAAGTTTGAAAACTATTAATATTACAGATGAACTTTACTTTATACTTAAATACTATCCAAACTTTAAGACTTAAAATAAATTTATAAAGCTCTATAAATTTTAATATTGACCCTACAAAGTATCTAAGCTACTCTAAATTTACCACCCACATTGGTGGTCGAGTTTGGTCGCTCGTTTAGAAACATATGGTAGACAGCCGCTACTAGCGGATTTTTTTTGTCTATAATTCGGTGCACCCGTTGTTATGGTGGATCGGATGGGGAGGCTAACGCCTGCCGTTTTACCTGTGTTTCACGGTCGACCAACCCCGTTCGGTCTGCCACCCTAGTTTGGTCGCTGGGATGGCATAGAAAAACCAAACACAGGTGAATAGAACTATGACTCCATTATTAAAAGCTGGTAACAAACCAACTAATCCAGAAGACTTACTTCAAACAGTCAGCGACTCTCTTTCTAAACTAGAACACTACTTATCAGCTCTATCTCGTATGCACTTTGACGATGACCTACCAAGTGATGAGTTCAACGCCATCATGTGTGGCCTACACCTTCAAGTCCACGAGATCTGCCAGCAAATTAAAGTCTGA